GAATGTCAGTGAAGTAAACTGCTTTTTTAAAAGATTGAGTCATCAGTTATTATAGCATTTCTTCAAGGGTATGTCTACATCGTACTAGCTCATCTTTAATAAAAAGTTTTCGTTTCTTGATAGTGAGTGCAACTGGCGTATCATTTTGATGCTGCTCCTCAAGAATCATCAGTTGCTTTTCTAGGCTCTGATGATGATCCTCTAAATGATCAATATGTCGTTTTAAGCTATCCGGATGTTGCATGTTTACTCCTTCTTTAAAAATTGTGCCAGCTCGGGTGCCTTCCAGCCTAATGGCTTTAGGACCTTGCCGTCTTCACGTTTACGAACTTTGCCAGTTTCGTTATCGATCTTTTCAAAGTTAGTTTTCATAACTTCCTTCCATGCACCTTCGGCATCAAATCCACCACTATGGATAGCACCAATAGTAACAACCAGGATGTCAATTAGTGCATCCAGTGTTTCAACTGCATCATTGTTATTGATTGCTTCGTTTAATTCTGTGGTTTCTTCTTTGATAAGCCCAAGATACATTGTAAATTGCTTTTGGTCTGAACCATCAACAGTTTGGTCGCAGGCTCGCATAAACTTTTCTTGGTCACGGAATGGATTTGTCATTATACTTCCTCACTATCTTCTAAAATAATTTCACTAACTTCAAGTTCTGCGTCAATGTCAACATTCAGATCAATGTCAGTTACTGGTACTTCTGCATCAAGTTCAGCAGCTGGGTCTTTGAGTGCATTAAAGCGTTCAATGCCTTCTAAGTGTGCTTGCTGACTTTCCATCTGACGTGTCCATGATGGCATTTGTCCCGAATCGCATAACAAGTCATCACGGATATCACGTTGACGTTTTTCTACGTTAAGCACTCGAGTAAATGAGTTTGTAACTGCGGCAGTGTAGTAAGCAAATGGGTTTTGACTCTTGCCTTCGTCGAACTGTAATGCAATTTGTGTAAGCTGAATAAGAGCTTGACCGCGCATTTCGTCGACGTAGCTGTAGCCGCGCCAGTTGCTTCGCAAACTATAACGTTCGCATAGTTTTAAGAACATGGCACCAAGGCGGTTTGTAATCTGTCCATGATCTTTACAAAACTCACCAGTGGCTAAGTCGCCCTTCCAATGGCTACGAATTACCTCTCGCCATGTGCCATCTTCATTTTGAACAAAGTGCTTGAATGGGGGAAAGTTCACCTTAGCACGATGATCGGCAATGCTCTTTGGATTATTTTTACGCCCTGGTTCAAGCGGAATGTGTTCAAATGTCATCATGCGGATAACAAGATCGGTTACTGGAATCTTTTTAGGATTTACTTCAAATTGATCTTGTTTTGGCTTAGTACTTGCTTTGCCCTTGGCTTCTTCCCACTCTGCAATGGCAGCTTGATATGCGGCAGTTTGCATCCTGGCTGCTCGTGCTTCACGTGCTAGATTAACAGCACCTTCGGGGCATGCTTTGGTCTTGCGATTGTGAAAACTTTTTAATTCGGTTACAATATAATCATATTGTTCAAATTCTTTGCCCTCTTTCCAGCAGTAGGTCATTTTACTTGCATGGATTGCGGCTAAAATATCTTTGTTCTTTAGATAAATCGTTGTTGTTTTTTCTGACACGTTATGGTCTCCTTGTAACAATTATAGCACACTTTTGTGTAGGTGTCAATGGTAATATACCTACTTTATCAAAACGGTAAATAGGTATGGAGAAACTTTTAATGAAGATCAATGAGCTAAATTCCCGCACTATTGCTGTGTACGCAGGACGCTTCCATCCGTTCCACCATGGCCACGCTGAAGTGTTTCGTGAACTCGCGAGCAAGTTTGGCATCAACAATACTTACATCACAACCAGTGGCAAGGTTGATCCAGAAAAAAGTCCGTTTACATTTGCTGAAAAGTCAGTTATGATGCAGGCTGCTGGAGTTCCAGCTAAAAATATTGTAGAAGAAACAGTGCCATATGCACCAGCTATCTTGCCTTCTAAGTTGGGCCTTGATCCAAATACAGATAGTATGGTATTTGGTGTAGGGCAAAAGGACATGGCAGAAGACCCACGCTTTGCCTTCAAGCCATTAAAAGATGGTAGTCCAAGTTACTTCCAACCATACACTGGTAAAAATTTAATGCCATTCAGCAATGCTAAAAATGCTGATGGTACTCGCGCCGGTCATGGCTATGTTATTCCTGTAAAAGATGTACAGTTCAGCATTGCTGGACAAACAATTAACAGTGCAAGTCAAATTAGAAACTTGTACAAAGCCGCAGATGATGAAGGCCGTGAAGCAATGCTACACGAGCTATACCCTAACGGTGGCGCATTAATTGCAAAAATTAAACGCATCTTTGATGCCAAGTTAGGATAACACAATGGCTAACCTAGATAGTAAAGTTACAGTTGAATTTAAAGCATTTGCCGAGATGGGAACAACTGATGCAAGTGGTCGCAAGACTGGTGAAAACGATACACGTTCAAGCACTTACAAAGGACCTAGTTCAAAGCATATCCTTACTTGGCCAAGTACTCCCAAGATTGCACAAAGCATCGAAGTAAACTACAGCACATGGGAATTACAGCATACCAATTATCAGCCAAGTGCTTTTGGTAATCGTTCAACTCCAACCGTGACAATTAGTGGTCCTTGGTTTAGTCGTACAACTGAAGAAGCGCAAGCCACATTGAATGCCATTCATTTGTTACGTTCAGCGACCAGCATGTTTTATGGTCGCGAAGATAAGAACAAAGGAACACCACCTCCAATTGGACGACTAAATGCACACGGCTTGTATGCAAATACTCCAGTAGTGGTAAAAACATTCCAGTACGACTACCCCAACGACGTTGACTATATCACAGTTGATATGTTCAATGGAAAGCAATCAGTGCCAGTACTGTTTGAAATGAGCGTTAGTTTGATTGTACAAATCAATGCAGTAGAAGCAGTTAAAGAATATACATTAGAGAATTTTTACACTGGCAAGTTATTAGGAAACGGATACATTTAAAATGGCAACTACTGGAAAGAATCAATACGCTGATACACCAATTACAGATTTTTATCTTGACTTGGCCAAGCTGCCAACAGCCGCCGAAGTGGCAGCAGGTAAAACTATAGAAACAATTGTAGTTGGGCCCAAGTATCAACATCGCCCAGATTTACTGAGCTTCTCCCTGTATGGCAACAGCAGTTACTGGTGGGTAATTGCACTGCTAAATCGTAATCAGTTGCAAGATCCTATTAGGGATTTAAAAACAGGAATGGTACTTAACGTACTCAACAAAGCAGATATTGCTGGGGTGGTTTGATGGCTGCTGAAAAACCAACTCATAACGATAATCTGGGCTTGCCTGATATTCATTATAACCCTTTACAAAATTATCGCAACGTAACTTATACCACGCGGTTAACAATGATGCCGTCGATCGAAGCTACAAAAGCAAGACATGATAGAACCTATGATTACAAAAAGGGTATTGTGTTATGGGAAACTGGTGGCGCTGGTACAGTGTATCTTGAAGAAATGACAATGGTATGTGTTGGGGCCGGTAACGACACAGGCAATTATGTAACATCACAACCAGTTAGCTTTAAAGGCAGAATAGTTGAACCATTAGGCGGTAGATTCATTGAAGCATTGAGCTTGTCAGCATATGATTTAGGCTATAGTACTAATGCAGACGGGGTATGCTTATTTGAAATTTCATTTACAGGATACAACACAGATTCTGACACCCCAGAGCAATGCAAGGGTTGGGACAACGAAGAACTGACATTTCGTTGGTATATCCGAGTTACTGAACTAAACATGCAACTTGACTATAAGGGAGGCATCTACGATTTTTCTTTTGTAGAAGCTTCGGGGCAGGTATTAAACACTGATTACAATACGCTCGAGGACGGATTTAGAATGGTAGGCTCCCCTGAGACTATTGGAAGTTTTTGTAAAGAATTTTCTGACGCACTTAACTTGCGCGAAGCAGAACACGTTAAGGCTGGTATTCGTTGTATCCCGCACAAATATGTTATCACTGCACACAAAGACATTGCAAATTTAAAAGTCAAAAGCGGTTTTTGGTCAAGACAAACATTCAGTATGCTAATTGGTCGCGGAGAAATTCAAGGCAAGCCAGGTATGAGTGTGCAGCAATTTATACAAAACCAAATTGCTAATAGCGAAGATATGATGAAACATTTACACCGTATTCCTGAGAAAAAAGATTACAATAGCCCTGAAGTTAAGCCTGGAAAATTAGATATCATCCTTCGATCGGTAGTTGTAATTCCCGGGGCCCGGGATGTGGAAGTTGATAAAGCGTATGCATTTGATCCCAAGTTAGGTACATCAGCGAAAGAATTACATTTCTTTATAACCACCAAAGAAGACGCACGTACAGTTATTAGTCCACAAGAGCACAAAGATGCACAGGATCCTGTACAACGTGATGCTCGTGTACAGAATTGGATTAAGAAGGGGCTATTACGAAAAGTGTATAGATGGATTTACACTGGCGAAAATACCGAAGTCCTTAATGTAGAATTAAAACTTAATAACATGTGGCGTAGTGTTAGGCCGCTGTGGGTTAGTTCAGAAAGTGGCAAGGCAATTGCACCAACAGCAACAGCCGCAACAGCCCAACAAAAAACTCCAGCAGCTGGCGCAAGTGCAATTGCATGTAATGATGCACGAGTAGTCAGCGCAAAACAACAACGTGTTGCCGCAACGTATGCAGAAGATGCAGAGTTTGATCCAGTGACTGGTAAAATAAAACCTAAAGAAGGTTGGTATCCTAACATGCCACAGTTTTATCATATGAACGTAGGAGTTCAACAGCAAAGCCAGCAAGGAGCACTTGCAGCTAGCAATGCCAACGAATATGCAATTTATAGGCAAATTGGTGCAAATATGTCTGGCAGCGGGGAAATGGCAAAATTGACTTTAGAAATAGTTGGAGATACTTATTGGTTAATGCAAATTCCTGGCGAGCCAGGAACACCGCCATGGAATGAAGATGTATGGGAATATGAAAAAGAACAACTCACAGAAGATCAAATGGCTGAAAAAAGAAAGAAAACGGCATCACACACCTGGCAGCCGTTCATTTATTTTGATGCACAAATACCATCTGCTACAAATAATGTAACAACAGATACTATGAAATTACGTGAAGCAGAAGCAATAAGCGGTATTTTTTGTTGCACAATGGTAACAAATAAATTTATCAAAGGAAAATTTACATCGTCATTGGATACCTATAGAGAATCATTGTCTAATCCCTGGAAAGGCAAAGTTAAACAGCCTGCAAATGCAGCAGGTTCGACTCCGGGTAATGCATCGGCTACGGGACCAAACAATGCAGACCCAAAGAAAAAATAAGGATATAAATGCAAGCAAATAATAAAGGTGGAGCAAGTGGGGGTGCAGCAGCCGTTGGCAGTAAGATGCATGGGGTATTTCTTGGCAAGATAAAAGATAACATTGATCCTGATGGCCTAGGCAGATTACGAGTGTGGATTCCACAACTGAGCAACTCGATGGAATCGAATAAGCAAAGTTGGTTTACAGTTCGCTATTGCCCACCATTTGCTGGTGCAACAAATACCAAAGATGAGTCACAGGCCAAAGATGCAACCAAGTATGATCAAACTAATCAAAGCTACGGCATGTGGTTTGTGCCACCAGATAAAAACGTACAGGTTATTTGCAGTTTCATCAACGGCGAACTAAGCCAAGGTATTTGGTGGGCTTGCATGCCGCACGATGGACACACTCATGCACTACCAGCAGTGGCATCAGGCACTACGCATGATGGCGAAACTACTCCATTGGCTGAACGCAATAGGTATAACTCAGCTGATCCAGATCCTGAGCGCAGACCAACGCATCCGCTCAACAACGTTATTAGACGCCAGGGTCTTGAAAAAGATAAACGCCGTGGACACATCAATGCAGGCCCATTTAGAAACAAAGAAAAGCACACAGGCCTGGCCTATGGCATATTGAGTCCGGGCCAGCATCAGTTTGTAATTGATGACGGTGAAGAATTTAAGAATGGTCAAATTAGACTACGTACTGCCAGTGGTAACACATTCATCATGGACAACGATGAAGGTTTTATCTACTTTATTAATGCCACTGGCAATGCATGGATGCAATTAGACAAGGAAGGCAATGTCGATGTTTATGCTGGCGGTTCATTCAGCGTAAATGCAGAAGAAAGTATCAACCTTCGCGCAGGCAATAATATTAACTTAGATGCTGGTAATAATATCAACGGCGCCGCAGCCAACAATGTTGAAATTGAAGCATGTGAAGTGTTCAATGCAACTGGTACAACAGGTATGAAGTTGAGTACAGGACAAAATATGAACATTCTTGCTGACAGTCAATTTAAAATGACTGGACAGCGCATTGATTTAAACGGCCCCGAAGCAGAACGTGCAACAATGCCATCGTCAAATAATTTGGTAACAAACACCACAGTTGGTAAAAGCATTGCTGGACGTGTTCCCGAAGCAGAACCCTATGGCGGCCACGTCAGTAAAGGTGGCGAGCAACCCACAGTAGTTACAGGAACTGCCCCAATTGATGATCCGGTAATTTCGCCTGCGCCAGAAAGCTACCAAGATACACCACCACCAGAAAACACAGATGCAATTGCATGTGTTCCGGATGTTACACAAAATAAACTAAGCGACGAAGCCTTTTCAATGTTGCTTGGTAGAGAAGCATACCGAGGCATGATGTATGCAGACTTCCAAGGATATTCAGTTGGGTACGGCACTCGTGTGGATATTTTTGGTCCAGGAAATCCAGCAAGCAAAATTGATGCTAACTTAAAGCAGGCCTTATTAGCAGGCCCAAGTGAAGCTGAAGCCCGCCTTGCCAGCCGACAAATTGTTGATCGTCATGTGGCCCCGGGAGTTATTAATACATTAGCAAAGGAAAAAGCCAGTGCTGGTAAACCTGTATGTATTACTCAAGCACACATTGATGCTCTTATTATTGCTGCATATGGTAATCCAAGCGCAGCCAACGGTATGGCTAGAGAATTAGTGGCCAGTGGCGCAAGTAGCGCAGACGGCAAGCCACAAAATGCTGACATAGCATCAATTTGGGCAAATAGCAAATATTCAAACAGTTCGGGACAACGAAATAATGAAGCTGCTTATGCCATGACCGGAAAACAAAACGGTGACGCTAAGTCTGGCGATCCAGTGAAA